CGAAGTACCCCACCCCTTGTTCTAAGCCCCGAGTTCCAAAAATTGCGCCAAAATTTTCCTAGGACTACAATCGATATCAAATGGCTACCAAGAAAACATACCGCTCCAACATCTCACAGGCGCCGGAGAACCTTCCGAGCCGCCGTGAGCGTGCGAAAAACGGCAGTCTGAACCCAGACGCACCGCTGACGGAGATGCAACGGCAGTTTGTCGTGAATCTGGTGGACCACGGCATGACTCAGACGGCTGCTGCACGTGCTGTAGGCGCTTCGAACCCCGGAACTGCGGCCTATGAGTGGATGAGACACCCGAAAGTCCAGCGCGCCATCGCAGAACGTCGTGCTGAGTACGCGGCAGCGAGTCAACTGACCAAGAAACGGGTCATCGACGGCTTCTTGGAGTCGATCGCGATGGCCAAAATCAAGGCCGACCCGCTCACGATGATCGCCGGCTGGCGCGAAGTGGGCAAAATGTGCGGTTTCTACGAGCCCACGAAGGCAAAAATCGAGGTTTCGATGAAGGGTCAGGTGTTGATCCAGCATCTGAACACCTTGAGCGACGAGGAGTTGCTGCGGTTGGCCGAGGGAGACTCCAGTGTGCTGGAAGGTGAAGTCCGGGTGATATCAGAAGATGACCCACCAGAAGCCTAATCCCGCCGCTGCGAAGCTGCTCGCCGACCGGATACTGGCCCGTCGGCGCCTTTTGCACTTCACGAAGCTGACCCACCACAACTACAGCGCTGGTTGGGTCCATGATGACATCTGCCGTCGCCTCGAACGGTTCAGCCGCGAGGTTGCTGAGGGCAAAAGTCCGCGTCTCATGCTGCTGATGCCGCCTCGGCACGGCAAGTCTGAGCTGGCATCGATTCGTTTTCCGGCGTGGCACCTTGGTCACTACCCTCACCACGAGCTGATCAACGTGGGGTATAACCTCGACCTGCCGATGGGCTTCAGTCGCAAGGTTCGGGAGGTGTTTCGTGACCCACAGTTCAAAGCCATCTTCCCCGACGCCGTTCTCGATCCAGACTCACAGTCCGTCGAGAAGTGGAACACCACCAAAGGGGGCGGATTTACGGCAGCTGGCCGTGGTGGCGGTATCACCGGCAAGGGCGCCCACATCCTCATCGTCGACGACCCCATCAAAGACCAAGAGGAAGCCGACTCAGTCCTAGTGCGCGAGAAGCTGTGGGACTGGTATCAGTCCACGGCATACACGCGTCTGGCCCCCGGCGGCGGGGTTCTGGTCATCCAAACGTGGTGGAATGACGACGACCTTGCCGGCCGGCTGCAGCGGGCGATGGCCATGATCGGCAAAGAAGGTGCGCCGGAGGGTATCGACGACTTCGAGATCATCAAGTACCCGGCGCTGAGCACGTCGTACGAGTACCGTGACGACTCTGACCCGGATAACCCCGGTCCGATCATCCGCACTGACGAGCCGATTGAGAACCCCAGCCCCAATCTGACGCTGCTGCGCCCCAAGGACTTCTGTCTCCACGAGGACCGGTACCCTACCGAAGCACTCAAGCGCATCCGCGCCAACCTGCAGCCGCGTATCTGGTCGGCGCTGTACCAGCAGAACCCGGTGCCTGATGAGGGCATGTACTTCCGCAAGGAGTACTTCCGCTACCAGCGCCAGCTCCCGTCGCCCGCAGGGCTGCGCATCTATACTGCGTGGGACTTCGCCATCGGTGAGAAGCAGACCAACGACTGGACCGTGGGCGCGACGATTCTGCAGGACGAGGTGGACCAGCTCTATGTGCTGGAGATCTTCCGGATGAAGGGCGACAGCTTCCAGATCGTCGAGGCCATGCTCGATACAGCCCTGCGCTGGGGGTCTATGCCCGATACCGGCTACCTGCTCGGTGCTGAGGATGGTCAGATTTGGCGTGCCATCGAGCCGTTGTTCAAGAAACGCATGGCTGAGCGGCGACAATACCTGCCGTATGAGGTGTTGCGGCCAATGACGGATAAAATGGCGCGTGCTCGCCCCCTGCAGGGGCGTATGCAGCAGGGCCGCGTGATCTTTCCCGAGGAAGCCGCGTGGCGCGCACAAGCGGAACAGGAGCTTCTTCGCTTCCCGGCCGGTGCCCACGACGACGTGGTCGACGCGCTGGCTTGGGCAGTGCAGTTGTGCATGAACAAAGAGCCGCCGCGAGCATACGTACCTCCGCCGCTGAAGAGCTGGCGGGACAGGTTGAATGAGAGTTTCGCCGGCAGTGGTATTGGTAGCCACATGTCGGCATAGGAGATCGATATGCCTGTAGACACCGCTCTGGCCACGCAAGTCTGGAACCGCTACACGTGGCTTCGTGACAACGGCCATCTCGACTATGTGAAGAAGGCCGCCAAGTGCGAGGACTTCTTCTCCGGCCTGCAGTGGGACCAGAACGATCTGGCCCTGCTCAAGGCCCAGCGTCGCCCCGCCCTGACGATCAACAAGATCATCTCGACCATCTCGAACGTGATGGGCGAGCAGATCTTCAATCGCACTGATATTTCCTTCAGGCCTCGCAACGAGGGGGCTACGTCTGAGGTGGCAGACGCCTTGACCAAGGTGTTCATGCAGATCGCGGACAACAACCAGCTCGACTGGGTCCGCTCCGACGTGTTCACTGACGGTATCGTGACGTCCCGGGGTTTCTTCGACGTACGGCTGGATTTCACTGACTCCTTGCGCGGAGAGGTCCGTATCGAGCAGCTGAACCCCAAGAACGTGCTGATCGACGCCGACGCGGACGAGTATGACCCGGACAAGTGGAACGATGTGATCATCACCAAGTGGATGAGTCCCGACCAGATTGAGTTGCTGTACAGCAAGGCTGACGCCGATCTGCTGCGCTCTCGTACGGACTCGTACTACCCGTACGGCTACGACTCGATTGATGCCAACCGCGACCGTTTTGGCTCCCCGCGTGCCGTTGGCTGGCCGCTCAACACGGTGACGCAGCAGGAGTACGACAACGTCCGCAACATCCGTGTCATTGAACGCCAGTGGAAGAAGCTGGACAAGGTGCTCCATTTCGTCGATCTGGAGACTGGCGACACGCGCCAAGTACCCGGTGACTGGGACGATGACCGCATTTCTCAGTACCTCATGGAGAATCCGCAGCTCGCCACGACGAAGAAGCTGGTTCAGCGCATCCGCTGGACGGTCATCGCCGACAACGTGGTCCTGCACGACGACTGGAGCCCGTACAAGCACTTCACCGTGGTGCCGTACTTCCCGTACTTCCGCCGTGGCCGCACCATCGGTCTGGTGGAGAACCTGCTCGGCCCGCAGGAGCTGCTGAACAAGGTGTCGAGCCAAGAGCTGCACGTCGTGAACACTTCGGCCAACTCCGGCTGGAAGGTGAAGCGCAACGCGCTGACCAACATGTCCACCGCCGAGCTGGAGCAGCGCGGTGCGCAGTCCGGCATCGTGATCGAGCTGGACGACATCAACAACATCGAGAAGATCCAGCCCAACCAGACCCCCACAGGGCTGGACCGCATCTCGTACAAGGCCGAGGAGCACATCAAGAGCATCTCGGGCGTATCGGACTACATGCAGGGCTTCGCACGTGAGGACGTGGCGGCCAAGAGCATCCAGACGAACAAGCAGAGCGGTCAGGCGAACCTCGCCAAGGTCATGGATAACCTGAACCGCTCCGACTTCCTGCTGGCCCGCGCCGTGCTGGACCTCGTGCAGGAGTACTACACTGAGCAGCGCCTGTTGTTCATCACGACCGACCGCCTGATGAACACCACTGAGCAGCTTACGGTGAACCAGCCCACCCCGGAAGGCCGTATCGTGAATGACCTGACGCTGGGTGAGTACGCCATCGTGGTGACGAACCAGCCCGAGCGCGATACGTTCGAAGACACGCAGTTCGACCAAGCAGTGCGTCTGCGTACCGAGGTCGGTATCCAGATTCCCGACAAGTACATTCTGCAGTCGAGTCGCCTCAGAGACAAGGCTCAGATCATCGCCGACATGTCGCAGGCGGGCCAGAACCCCGAGGCTCAGCAGCAGGCTCAGCTACAGATGCGTGCGATGGCGGCCGACGTCGCTGTGAAGGAGGCCGAGGCCACCCAGAAGGGCGCCGACGCCCAGCTCAAGCAGGCCAAGGCCCATAAGGAGATCGCGCTGATCGGCGCGAACTCCGGTCAGGACGAGAACGTACTGGAGCAGCAGAAGATGGAGGCCGAGATGGCCATGGAGCAGCATAAGCTCGATCAGGAATTTCAGCTCAAGCAGGAACAGATGGCCCGCGAGTTCGAGCTCAAACGCGAACAGCTGCAGATGGAGATGGCCCTCAAGCGTGAGCAGGCCACTGCAGAAGCAGCCATCAAGGCCGCTGCGGCGAAGGAGCAGGCCAAGGCCGCTCGTATCGCCGCAATACACAACGCGCAACCCCCGGGAGAGGCGTCTCCCACTTCGCCAGTGCCGGGCGCCCCGGCTAAACCCAAGCAAGGAGCTTGATCATGCCTTTCGCAATTCAACAACTCATCCATCGTGGCTACTGGGCTCCCGCCGGTGACGACGGCGCTGCCAGCGGCAGTGGTACCCAGCCAGTAGATCGTGGCGACGACGTGAAGTCGCCGCTGGATAGCGCCGGTAAGGGCGACGAGCCCAAGGACAAGGACGACGACAAGGGCAACGATAAGGTCGACCTCAACACCGAAGGAGAGGAGACCGAAGAGGAGAAGGCCGAGCGCCTTCGCCTCGAAGCCGAGGAAGAGAAGAAAAAGCGCATCCGTATCCCGAAATCGCGCTTCGACGAGGCCATCAGCAAGGCCAAGCAGCGCGAACAGGCGCTGTTGGAAGAGATCGAGAGGCTCAAAGGCGGTCTGCAGGCGTCGGCCACGGTCAAGGCAGTCAACGAGATGCGCACCAAGATCGACGAGCTGCAGGATAAGTACGAAGACCTGATTCTCGACGGCAAAAAGGACGAGGCTCGCAAGGTACGCCGCCAAATTGACGCGCTGCGCGACGATCTGACCGAGTACCAGACCAACACCAAGTCGGAGGCGGCTCGCAGGGCGGCCATCGAGGAGATGAGCTACAACGCTCAACTGGCTGGTTACGAGGCCAAATACCCCGCTCTGAACCCTGAACACGAGGATTTCGACGAGGACAAGACCAATGAGGTCGCCACGCTGCTGAACGCCTTTGTGAAAGCCGGTATGAAGCGTCCCGACGCGCTGTCCAAGGCCGTGAAATACGTGCTGGGTAGCCCGCCTGCCGCTAGCAAAGGTGACAGTGGCGACAAAGCCAAGGAGTTGGCCGAGCAACGCGCCGCTGAGGCCCGCAAAAAAGCGGCTGAGGCCAACAAAAAGCAGCCCCCGGACGGCAAAAACGTGGGGTTGGACTCCGACAAAGCCGGTGGTAAGAGCGGCGACATCGACGTACTGCGCCTGTCGCAGGACAAATTCGCCAAGTTGGACGAGGAAACCAAGGCTAGATTGCGCGGCGACATCATCTGATATAGGATCAGCGGGCCACGAAGGGCAGTTTTGGACCCTTCGTGGCCCTTTTTCATGGAGAAAAGCATGCAGACCACCAAAGAAGAGATCGCCCGCGTTTGTCACGAGGTGAATCGCGCCTATTGCCAAGCCCTCGGGGACATGTCGCAGCCCGCATGGGAAGACGCCCCTGCGTGGCAGCGTGAGAGCGCGCTCCTTGGCGTTGAATTTCATCTGTCTGGCGACTACGGGGCCGAAGCGAGCCATGAAAACTGGGTAGCTCAGAAGGTTGCTGACGGCTGGAAATACGGCCCCGTGAAGAATCCCGAGGCCAAAG